TCCAACATTAACAACTGCTTGAGAAGAAGCTGCTGAACTTGTTGCGTAGTCTAGTTGCGTATCTCGTAAACTACCATCCAATGTATCGTGTAATATTCCTTTTATTATACTCATATATTTATATTATGTTATGGCTTCATTAGCTATTATTAGCCTTCCTCTTAATTCTAAGCTTCTAACTTCGGCAGCATCTGATAAAGTATTGTGAGCATATACCTGAATTAAATCTCCAGCTACTAAAGTTATAACTTCTCCTTTATCCAGAAATGTACTACCAGGTGTACTTACTTCAGCTCCATAAGCAACTCCGTTCAAATAACTTTTAGCATAAGCAGTTCCACTTGTTCCATTTATTCTGTATTGAAAATTTACATAGTAATCTCCTCCTTTTACAACTAGAGTTTCTTTTAACTTTACATAAGTACTACTAGAGGTACTTCTGGTAGTTGCATTTGCTGTATAAACATTAGTGGTGTCTGATACAATTTCAAAATCTATAATTGCTGATTCTAAATCAGCCGTGGCTGAATAAAGGTCACGTATTGCCTTTAGTATTGAGTTAAAAATAAAACTATATATCTTATTTCCACCTGTGTATTCATCTTGTGCCATATTATTTTATTTATTAATTAATCTTCTTCCATATAACCACCATCCATTAATGCTAATCTAGCATTTCCTGTTGGTGGATATTCACCCATTACCCAATCTACTTCGTAGTCTAAACTTTGAGCTGTAACTGTTGTTTCTACTATACTAACAGTTTCTGTTTGTGCATTATGGTCTGTACTAATTACATTTGCTTCACTTATTGTTACTGTTTCATCTATAGCTTCTACAACATCGAGGATTTCATCCTCACTTATTGTTATTTGTTTATTATCTTTATTAGCTAAATCTCTTAAGAAATCTATAATACCCATTGTCTTGGTTGAAACTAGAGAAACTTCGTATACAAATTCATCTTCAGTCCAAGGTATAAAAGTAACTTTGTTTATAATAAACCATTCATCTGTATCGTGTACAGTAGAATTTATTCTTATTCTTTGACCAGCTTTTAAACCAGATGTATAAGTTTTGAATTCTGCTTCTGATAATGTTGATGCATAAGAACTAAGCTCTGCTGTTGCTCTTTCTCTAGCACCCTCACGACTATCTATAGCTGGGTCAATGATAACATATTCGTATTCTCCGTTTGTACTACCTTCTGCTAATTCTATTGCATCTATACTATCTTGGTCTCTTAACTTAACTACTACTGGTAGATACGGTTCACCTGAAATTTTAATGCTTGATGTATCACTTGGAATTCTATCTGCTCTAAATCTGATAAACTTCTCTTCATTGTTCCACATAAAGTCATAATTGCCATCTACATCTACACCATCTGTTCCACCATCCCATATTTCACCAGTAACATTTACCTGTAAAGAATCATACTTATAAGGTAATGTCCAGATATTTTGAGAAGCATCACTTATAAATTCTGATGTAAAAGTAGCACCTAGATATTCACCACCACGAACATATATTACATTTCGTACCTGTGAGTTATCTTTTCTTACTACTAAACTACTAAATACATAACTACCATCGTCATCCTGTACATCAAAAGATGCTAATGTAGAATCTTTAGCAAAGAAATGAATACTTTTATCATAATCTACATACCAATCGTAGTTTATCATATCTGCTAGTTGTCTAAGAACAGAAGTCATCGTTTCGTATTTGAAGGCAATATAGGCTATCTCCTTTGGACAATTTACATTATCCGTATCAAAACCATCTGTATCAAGATTCTTGTCTGCCACAATATAATCTATTATATCATTAACTGTCTGATTTGAAAAACTGTCGTTGATTAAGTACCTATCTAACTGCATACCATAGTCAGCAGCCTCAACTTCAAACTTGATTATTTTATAATCTTGTGCTTTTTGTTTTACTTTTACTATGTGTCCTTCAAATATTTTAGTAGCTCCATCTAATACCTGAATTACTTTGCCAATAACTGGAACATAAGTGTGACTAGTTCCATATTTTCTTACCGTAAATTTACAAGTATCTACTTGCCTAGTTAATATATTGTTTACTCTTAAACTATTTCTATCTATATGGTCTGTTATTGCTTCATCATTACTTTTAATAACTATTCCACTACCAGCAGAAGGCGATGCTGAAGGACTAGCTGATTCTGATATGCTAGGCGAAGGTGATATACTAGCTGAACCTGACGAACTAGGACTTGGTGTTGGACTAGGACTTGCTGACACTGAACTACTTTCACTAACAGATTCTGAACTAGACTCAGATACTGATTCTGAAACAGACTCAGATACTGATTGACTAGAACTTGGTGATAAAGAAGCTGAACCTGAACTACTAGAGCTTAAACTAGATGAACCAGAACTACTTGGCGATAAACTTGGTGAGCCAGATACACTAGCTGAGACAGATGCTGAAATACTTTCTGATACAGAAACACTGGAACTAGGACTTGGTGTTGGACTAGGACTTGCTGAAGGACTTAAACTTGGTGAACCAGAGCTACTGCCAGAGCTAGAAACTGAGCTACTGCAAGAGCTAGAAACTGAGCTAGAAGGACTAGGCGTTGAACTTGGACTAGCACTTTCGGAACTTTGACTATCATAAACATAGAATATAGTATCTGTTCCTGCCCAAGAATGCCAAGAACCTAAACTATAACGAAAATAATTACCAGCGTGTGTTGGTGAAGTAGAATCATTACCTACATTTGGATAATTACTTGAATCACCATTTGTATATTCTATAGCAATACAATATTTTGTGGTATCTGTAGTTGTATATGGTGTTGAAAAAATAAACTCTGTAAGTACATAACTTGAAGTTAATGTGCTTACATCAAAGGTATCAGATGTTGCAAGAGCTGCTCCTGTTGGTGTTCCATCAGTACCGAAAGTTCCAGTATGAGCATATAAAATTGCTACTGCATTTCCAGTTGGACTACCTGTTTTGTTAAGATAAAACTTACAAGAAGTTACATTATTACCATCTCCAGTAAAAGATTGTCCATAAGCTGTATTAAAACTTGGGTCTAATTTAGAACCACCAGTAGCATTAGTTTCGCTATAACTGTCTATAATTACTGACATTATATTTTAATAAAATCACCTAAACTAATTAAAACTAACTTTTCATAATCCTCGTTATTTTCATTAAAATTATTATCTATATTGTTATCTATACTATTTTTATTTTCTACACTTAAAGAATTATAAATATTATTAACTTCAATATCTCTATTATTTTCTGACATATCTTTCATAGATTTTAGAAAATTAGACCTAACATCTAACCACTCTTGAAGTTCCTTTTTTGTATAATCAGAACCAAGACTTGGAATATAAGTTTTTTTATTTATAATACTATCTAAATCTTTATCTAAAATAGAATTTAATTTTGTATTTAATTTTTCCAAATCTATCTTCATATACTATACTCTTAAATTAGTTTGTAACCTAGCTATTATCATATCACCCATCTGTTCTGCGACATCTTCTGATAAATAGGTTCCTCCATTTATATTTACTGTTACTCCACCACCACCTAATCCTTTTGGATTTTTAGTAGCTATAATATAATCATCTGGGTGTGTAGTAATTATATCTCCTTTAGGACTAATAATAGCGTCATTAACTGAAGAACTATTAGCCATATAACTCATAACTGGAGCAACACTCATAAAAGCACTTGAAGCTTTAGCTGCATTTACTTCATTAATACTTTGTACAATAGCCTTATTATTTCCTATTTCAGTACTTGCTACAGCATTAGAATTAGCAATCAAAGCTTCACTTATCGTATCACTAATTGCTATTAATTCATCTCTCTTGATTATGTGTGCATCTATCTCTGCTTGTATATCTTTTAATTTATCCTGAAATTCTCTATCTAATTTTACTCTTCTTAATAATAAATCTTCAATAGTTCTATCAAAATCTGTAAGTCTAGCCCTTCTTTTAATCTCATTTATTTCATTAGAATAAATTTCTTCAATACCTCTTCTTTGGTCAAGAGCTATTTGCTCTCTAGCTAATTGTTCTTGTAATATTTGTCTTAGAACAGCGTCTGTTTCTTTAGCTATTTGTTGTTTTAATTCAGCTACTTTATTTTCTTGGTCAACGTAAGCTTGAGCTGTATCACTAGCCAATGAACGATTATCTCTGTTATGTCCTGCTCTTAATTGTGTTTCTTTTTCAAGTAAATCTTCTATTGTTTGACTTAACTCTTCTAGTTTTGCCTTTGCTTCATCTACTCCATCACCAATTCCACCTGCTAATCCACCACCAAGTTGTTCACCAGCATTTATTCCATCATCACCTAATCCATCTAATTGAGTAGACATTAATTCTGTACCAGTTGCAACACTTTGATTCATCATAGACATACCAACCATCATACTTTGGTTAGCAGAACTCATATTAGTTGCTACACCAGAAGCAAAACTAGCACTATGTCCTATCATAGTATTAAAAGCTTGTCTTGAATTTACAGTAGCGTCATTTAATAATCCAGAAATCTCTGCTTTAGCTCCAGAAAAATCTCCTGTTAATCCTTTACCTATAGCACTAAATACTGCTTTTATATTTTTACCAAAATTTAGAAAATTTCTTATACCATCAGCAACAAAAGCTACTATTAAATTTAAAGTATCATATAATAATGTACCAAACCATTTAAAAGAGCCACCTATAGCTTTAAAAACTCCTATTACTTTATTTCCATATTTATCCCAATGTTTAATAGCCAATAGAATCCATCCTATTGGACCAGATAATGCAGCTATAATTAAACCATTTTTTGTTCCAATGAAAGCAGATACTTTTGACCATACTTGTAATATCTTTTCTTGAAATAAATCCCAATGTCTTATAATAGCTATTACAACAGCTATTAAACCAAGTATAGCAATAACTATTAAACCAATAGGACTAAGTATAGCTCCAATAACTGTAGCTAATATTCCAAAACCAGTAACTAAAGGTCCTAAAAATCCAACCAATAAAAGTAATGGACCTACTACAAGTGCTGCTCCTAGAGCAAACTTAACCCATTTAGGATTAAGGTTACTTAATATACTACCAAATTTATCCATTGCACTTACAAGCATTGGTAATATATCATCTCCCAAAGCAATCATTACTTTCTCAAACTTATTCTTTAATGTATTCCATAATTCTAATGTTGCTAATTTCGCATCTTCAAACTCCTTATCTAGTGTACCAACAGAGTCTGTCATTCCATTCATTATATCTATTGCCTTATCACCAGTTTCATTCAAAGCTTGGAACACTGCATTAAGACCTTGAACAGAACCAAAAGCTTTTGTGATACTTATATCATTATTTTCTGCTGCTTCACTTAATAATCTAAATGTTCCAACTAATCCTTTTTCTGCTAATGTTTCTCTAACACTTTTAGCTGTAATTCCTAAACTTTTAAAAATATCTTCCATCTCTGCTGTAGGTTTTGCTAAATTAGACAAAGCACCACGAACTGCTGTATATGATTCTGATGCTTTTAAACCAGTTGATGTCATAGCAGCGACAGTTGATATTAAACTTTCAAAAGAAACACCAAGTTCGTTAGCTAATGGAGCAACTGCACCAAAGCCTTGTGCTAATTCAGCTACAGTAGTCTTACCAGCTTTAACTGCTAAGAAAAATGAATTAGCAACTTTTTGAGAATCAGAAGCCTCCATACCAAAAGCATTAATAGCAGAAGTAACTATATCTACAGCTTCTTTAGTAGTACCTAAACCAGTAACTGCCAATTTAGCAGAATTTTCTAACACTATTAACTGTTCTGATGTTCCTTGTATTCCAGCAGATACTACATCATATGCAGCTGAACCTAATTCTTCTGCACTTCTTGGTACAGTATCCATCATTTCTAATATTCCTTTTTTTAGACCTCCTATACTTTCACCAGTATCATCAAAAAGAGTATCTATATTTGCCATAGACTTTTCAAAATCCACTGCTTTTTTAACAGCAGTAACTCCTAAAGCTACTCCAAAAGCTGTAATTGCTGTTCCAGCAACCTTAGCTCCTTTAGCAAATTTTTCCTGTGATAAACCAGCAGAATTTAACTGCTTAGATATACCTTTTAATTCTTTACTAGCATTGTCTTTAGCTTCTACTACTAGTTTTAATATCGATGTACCAGTCATCTATTTTCTTTTAGCTTGTTTATTTATACGATTTTGATACATAGCATCTAATGTCATTGTTTTCCTTAAACCATCTATAAACCATAACGGTTGTCTGGAGTAAGTATAGAAATCCCATTTCATTTCACGACATAATAATATAATGGAAAGTTCTTCGCTTAATGCTCCCCTACCATTTGATAGGAGAGTACTATACTCCTCCTCTAGTCTTTTTTTAACTCAGCATCTTTATCTCCATTAGTTATCTTGTTAACTTCGGCTATAATAAAGTCACAATCTTCACTTCTCATATCTAAAATACTTTTCAGTATATTTTTATCATTACCATCTATACTCATTACTATTGTCTCTAATGCTGCATCTTGTGAAGCACTTAAAGTTTCTCCACTTAATTCAAAATTACTATCCTTACTTGGACTAAACTTTACATCTTTTAATAATGCGTTTGTGACAGTTCTTTTTTCTCCACCAGTAAGCCATTCTTTAATAACAACCTTTTGTTTTCCTAATGGTGTGGTAACTGTTTTTGTCTCTCTTTCCATAAAATTTATAATTATTTTATTATCTAGTAGGGGCAAATCAAATTATTCACCCCCACTTATTGGTCTTTAATAACTAGCTCTTACTATAAGTAAGAAACTACACCATTAACTAAAGTACAGCTATTTATTACATTGTTGTTTAGACCTGCGTCATACAGTGCTGTAAAGCTAAGGGTTTGTGTCACTACATCGTCCATAGCGAAGTCTGGGTCCCAACCTTCAAATTCCACTTTACTTAAATCTAAGTTAAAAGCGTATTTTGTTGTACCAGCTCCTATAGAATCTTTGTGGGTTAAAGCAATTCTGATAGCTTTATAATCGCCATCATTGACATAATCCAGCCAAGTTCTATCTTCGTAATTCAATACAATTTCTCCAGTTATGTTAAATCGTTTATTTATAATATCTTCTGGTTGAATAGTAGATAATATAGGTATCGCTTCTGCATTCTTTTCAAATCTAAGAGTTAAACTCTTTAGACTTACTCCAGTTGCAGCAGCTAAACCACTTGTTAAACTAGCAACCTTAAATGAAAGATATCTTCCAAGAAACTTTTTCTCAGCACCATAACTTGCAGTTTTTCCACTAGATGTAGCACTGCCTTTAGCTATAAAATTAATATCACCAGACACTATTGCATTTGGTTCTATTTTTATTTCAAAGCTATCGACCATTCCCATCTCAAAAATCAACTGACCTATTGGGTCAATAGTATAAATACTCAAACTATCGTGTTGATTATCGTTCTGCAAAGTAAAAGTATGGGTGTAAGAACTATCAACTATTGAACCACTACTAACAGTTCCAAGTGTAGCAAGCAATAAAGCTCCTAAACTTTGGTCTCCTAATTCTACTTCCATACTACCTTCAGCGTGAGTTAGTGTTGTTGGAGCTTGGTCACCACCCCATATTCCACCAAAACCTGCTTCAGATAATGCCCTTGTTGGCATATCTTTAAACGAAAAAGATAAACAATTTAACCAATAAGCAGGTTCTACTTTAGTACCACGTACTGTTTCAACTCCGATTCCTATTGATTGTCGTCTTCCTATCCATAGACTCATATATTTTTCTTTCTTTACTAACTAATTAAACTACGACCTTTTTATATAATAACATATATCTTTATGAAATTGCAGTTACATCTACAACTTTTAGATTATAATATTTTTCCCAGTCTTTTCTATTAAAATTAGTTTTGGAATGACAACTTCTACATAAACTAATTAAATTATCTGTATTATTATTCTTCTTATCATAATCTATGTGATGTACACATAATTTATAGCCAAGTTTATCCTCAGTATATTTACATTCTTGGCATATATAACTATCTCTTTTTCTAATAATATTTTTTAAACTATTATTAAATTCAAAACCATAATCCTCAAAAGATATACCACCTTGCCAATTAGGATTTTTATTTCCTACAATAGAATTTCCTATCTTAGTTCTCTGACTTTCTGGCATTATATAACCTTTATGAGAATCACTTAATTTTTTACAATAATCTTTACTAAATTTCTTACCAAAAGCCCAATGTTTTTTACCAATTCTACTATTACTTAGTTTTTTCTTTGTTTCTTTAGATAATTTCATACCAACCATAATTTTATTACCAATCATCTTTCTTCTTTTCAACTCTGAATGACATTCTTTACTACAAGTAATACGATTATTACCTTTTGACTGATAAGTAAGGTATTTATTACTACATATTTTACATTTAACTTCTATCATAAACCTAACTTATATTAGTAACATCCACTGAAACTCTACATTGTACTGATATTTCTGCTACTCTATATTCATCTTCTCTTCCTACATATCCCCAAACTGAGGGCATAGCAAAAGTATTGATAAATGTATAACCTGTAGGATTACTAATACCTGAAAAGGTATAGTCTTTATCTAAATCATCAATAACACTATCTACTAAATTTCTGAGAACTTCATCTGCTTTCTCTTTACTTCTTACTGTTCTGTTCACAAACAGTCTTATTGTATAAGCATAAATTCTTATGTTCTCTTGTGTTGTATCATAATCATTTGAATTATTTGACGGTATTACTATTGCTACTGGGTCACCTGTAAAACTTTCTATCTCATACTTAAAAACCTCTTGTATAAGAACATTATCTGTGAGTATAGTCCCTATCTTATTTAGAATAACTGTAAACATATTATTTAGTTATTAAATGTTTTAATACATTATTAACTGCTTTCTTAAACACCAATTCTACTGGTCTTTCCATTCTATCTGAAGTTCTTACAATAAATTTATTTCTTTTCTTTACGTGTAAAGCATCAGGGGTTATTTTTAGATTCGGTGCTACTTCACCACTTAACCCTTTAAATTTAGCATAAATGTTACGTCTTAACAAACCTGTCTTTATTGGAGCTTCGTGTCGCATCACTGGTCTTATAAGGTGTACAGAAGTACCAACTGCCTTAGATAATTCTTTAACTACAATTAAAGGAGATGTTTTAAATGCCCTTTGTGCTTCTTTTAATCCTTTAATTTTTATAGTTACAACTGACATTATTGCATCTCTGCTATAATAATTAAATAATCAAAGCTACCGAATGTCCTACGTGATACACCACCAGCTTTAACTTTATAATATTTACCATCTTGGTCTCGTAATCTATCACCTTCTTGAACATCTACATCACCATCCGTATAAAATCGATATGTTTTGCCCCAAACACCAGTATCTAATGAATTCTTTTCGTTAGACATAGGCTGAATATGAAACATCTCACCAGTAACAGTCGTAAATGATAATTTCTCACCAACCCCAGTTGTAGCATATCTAGCAACGAATACTTTTTTATTCAAAAGATGTGTTAATTTCATATACTATACTGTAAATTTTTTATATTTATCTAGTATTTTTAATACTCCAATGGATTTTGCTGTTGAGCCTATATCTCCTAATCCAAATTTAACCGAGTAATCGCCAAGTGCTTCTGCTTGTACTGGACCACCTCTTTGACCTTTTTCTACTATATGACCAAGTAACATAGTTGCTACTAAAGTTATATCTGCTGGGACTGATGTTGCGTTACCAAATACACCAGTAACTTTTATTCTTTTATCACCTTTATACCAAGCTCCTGCTGTAGAACCTGATTGCATTATCAATCTATATTTAGGGGTTGTATTATACGGATACATTAGGTAATCATTTCCAAGACCTTCTGTAAGTGTCCAATCAACGTCTGTTCCATTTAATTCTAATATCTGAACAGATGTTAAAGATGTAAATTCACCTATATCTATTTCTGTTAAACCATTACCATCGTAATATTTTGTTTGAGAAGCAGCTTCAAAACCATCTGGACGACCAGTATAATTATCGATATATGATTCAACTGCTGAAATCCAAGCAGCTATTTGGACATCAAAAGAAGCGTCTATATCAATCATTAAATAGTTTTGAACATTTCCTTTATTTGTATAAGACATATTTTAAATATTAATTATATTTTACTAGAGTATACATCATCTTTACTCGTAGGTCTATTTTGCTTACCTTTGTATACGTCATCTTTAGCTGTAGGTCTATTACTTTTAGCGTGATATACATTATCTTTATTTCTATATGTTTCTCCAGACGAAGGACTTGAACTAGGTGAAGCACTTTCAGAGACAGAAGCAGAGCTACTTGGACTAAGACTTGAGGAACCAGAACTTGATGCTGAAATTGACGCACTAATACTTCCAGAACTAGAAGGACTTAAACTTGCACTTCCTGAACTTGATGGAGATAGACTTGGACTCTCTGAACTACTAGGGCTTAGACTCGGTGAGGCTGAAGAACTTGGAGATAGACTAGAACTTGCTGAACTTGAAGGGCTAAGAGAAGGACTCACAGAACTTGAAGTTGAACCTGCTGCTGTATAAGTAGCGTAGATAGCAAATATACCAAGATTAAAACTTCCTGCATTTATATTGGATGGTAATCCTGATGTATAATCTTGACTAGTAAAAGAACAATAATTTGTAGTTCCAGTACCAGAATCATAACCGATATTACCCATTGAAGCTCCCCCGTGGATTCCAAGATAATAATCAACAGCAGTAAATGTTGGAGTAGAAGAAAAATTTATAGTTTCCCAATCTCTAGGATTTATAGTAGCACTATTTTCATCCGTAACTCCATCAGTAAGCAAACTTAAATCACTTTGTTTCCAAACAGTTAATTTATGTTTTCTTTCTGTAGATGTACCAGCACTCACTGTTAAACTTGCAGTCATACTGACACCTGTTCCAACAGCTCCAGTAAAACGATATGCAACAACTGCATCATTTATAGTATAGGTACTTCCACCTGCTGTAGTATAACCAAATGTCAATCCAGCTGCGTGTCTAACTGGATAAACTGCTTTGTTTAAAAAGTCTTGTGGGATAGTAACTTGTAATATTCCATTGTCAATGTTCAATTCTCCCCAGACTTCTGTTCCATCTGAATCAATAATCTTAGGTCTATATATATGTCCTATTTTCCCACACTTATATTCTTTACCATCTGTATAATTAGTCTTATTACTTTTAGCATAGACAGCATAAGAACCTATTATATTATCTGGTCTGTTTGCTCCATCATCTATTTCTTGTTGTGAAAGAGCTGGTTGATAAAAATACACTACATCTTTATCTACTAAAG